ACCCCTCCTAACCGTAGTTGTGGCTCACTCGGGTGGGACCGTAGACGATGCCGGTGGGCCACTTCTTGGACTTGCTGAGAAGCCCCGAACTGAGGCCCTCGGCCGTCCGGTCGGCCACCATGGCGGCCCCCGTCAGGAGGCTGGAACCGGCCCCCAGGACGCCGCCGAGCATGGCGTACTTCCCCTGGCTCTTGGCCATGGAAGCCTGGCCCTTGAGGTTGGCGGCCTCGGTCTGGAAGCCCCAGGCCTCAAGCTGGGCGTTGTACTTCGTCATGGAGACGTCGGACTCCACGCCGTAGGCCGTATCGGCCAGGAGGTCCAGGGCGGAGCCCGAGTTCACGGCCACCCCGGAAGCCCCCAGGAGGCTCTTCTGGGTTCCCTTGAAACGCTCGCCCCTCTCCCGGAGGAGGCGTGCCTCAAGCTGGGCCTTCTCCAGGGCCTGGGCGGACTGGGCCTCCTTCACCTTGGCCTGGTTCTCGTAGGCTTTCGCCTGGGCGTCTGCGGCTTGCATCCCGGCGACCCCCTGGGCCAGGCTACTGACCACGGACATGAAGGTGCCGAAGGTCTGAAGCTGGGTGCCGAGCCCGAAGACCTCGCCAGCCGTGGACATGGCGGCCATTATCTGCGGGATACACACGTCACTCACCTCTCTTCCGTGTGACGGGATGGAAAGGGAGGCCTTCGACCCCGTAGGGCCGGGCCTCCCCGATCTCGAACTTGAGCCACCGAAGCCACGCCAGGGAGAGGGCGTTGCCCTCGTGGACCCAGTTGTTCAGGGTCTCGTAGCGCTCCAGGAGCCGCTCGATGATGGGCCTGGAGTGCCTCAGGAAGGGGATTCGGATGTCGTGGAGTTCGTCGCTCCCCAGGAGCCAGGGGGAACCCCTGCCGGTGAGGATGACCGTGGGAACGACGCCGAAGATGCAGACGCACCGTCCGCCCTTCTCCACGGCCCACTTCTCCCGGCTCCGGGCGACCCCAGCCAGGAGCCCATCGTGGGGGAGGGCGTGGTTGGATGCCCATATCTCCAGGCGATCCGCCGCCCTCATGCGGGGGGCCAGGTCCTCGATGTGCCAAGCCTCCACGTCGGTGAGGACCACACCGGCGCTTTCGGCGTGAACGATCCTAGCCACCGTAGGACACCCGCCTGACGATGGCCCCGATGCCGAAGGGCAGGGGGTCGGACTGCCGGACGTAGACCCGGCCCTCGTCCTCCCAGCCGGACTCCAGGGCCACCCTCACCTTGCCGGTGAAGGGGGCGGTGTCGTCCGGGTACTCCAGGGGGTTCAGGTGGTCGGCGTCCGGCCCCACGTAGCCTCCCATGGACCGTTCCAACATCAGGATGGAGTGGGCCACGTTCTTCCGCTTGGCGATGCCGGTGCCGTCCTTGAACTCCATGGCGTCCTCCAGGGTGCAGAGGTCGCAGTCGTAGGGAAGACCGACGTGGACCTTGGTGGCCGCCGTGGGAAGGGTGATCTTACCGCCGGACACCGTGAGGTTCCTGACCACCGTTCCGTTGGCCAGGGCCACCACGGTCTTGCCCTCCAGGTGGTCCAGGCCGGAGATTTCCGTCACGGCCATGCCCGAGTAGGTCAGGCCGGAGTCCACGAAGAAGGCGTCCTCCAGGGCCGTGAAGTTGCGGGTGTGGAGCCGTTCGACGTACCGCTTGGCGCTTCCGTTGATGGTCCGCCGGACGATGATCCAGACCTGGTCCTCCCCGTCTCCCGGCATGGAGCAGACGGACTCCACCACGCCGTCGGTGTGGTGATGGTGCCAGGCCACCACCTGGTGTTCCCGGAGGTAGGTCATGGCCAGGAGGATGCCGTCGTCACGGACGGCCCACACCACGGAGTAGGGGGCCTGCTGGTACGCCCAGGAGGTCACCTGGTGCCCGTCGAAGAGATGCTCCGACAGGACCGACAGGTCGGCGCTGGCGTAGGAGTCGTCCGCCAAGGTGTACCCCAGGTCGAAGACCTTGCCGTTCTTGGACTCCAGGAAGAGGATGCGGTTGCCCACCACCAGGGGCGGGATCAGGGAGGAGCGGATGTAGTTCTGGGGCTTGGCCGCCTTCTGGCTCGGGGTGATGGCCTCCGACGAGGGCCCCGGCGTGACCTTCCATTGCCCACCGGCGGATGTCACCACCAGGTCCGTCAGGGGAACGATCCCCGTGATGGCGTTGACCTCCCGGCTGGGGATGGGGATGTCCACGGCGTCGTCGTCCTGGAGCGGCAGGGAAACCCCGAAGTCCGGGTAGTTGCCGGACTTGGACATCCAGATGCGCTGAGGGTCCGTGGGGGTGTTGGCGAAGACCAGGCGCTCCTGGTAAAAGGCCGCCACGGAGGGAAACCCGTACTTGTCGCTCCAGGAGCCGAAGGCCCAGACGTCCGTGGACGTGGGAAGGCTCCAGAGGCGGTCCTCCAGGACGCCCTCCACCTCGGTGGAGGAGACGTACTGGGTGATGCGGACCACGGCCCTCTCCCGGAAGTCCGGCACCTCGATGTAAAAGTAGGGGTGATCGGTAGTGACCGTGGGCCGACGGACCCGGATCAGGAACTCCTCGTCGTCCTCGGTGCCCTCGATGAGCCAGTTGGTCGTGATGCGGTAGGACAGGGCCTTGAACTGGTGCCAGGTCTTGCCGTCGTCGATGGACTTGTCCAGGTAGATCGTGGAGGCATCCCAGTCGCCGCCGGAGGTAGTCCTGAAGTTCCACTTCCCACGGACCCGGTACTCTGGGCTCGTGTAGTCCACGGAGTCCGGTATCTGGACCTGGACGGACGAGCCCGGCGTCAGGTATTCGGCCATGAAGAGGCACCCCTCCATGTCCGACTCGAAGATGGGGTCCGAGGCCTCTATGATGACCGAATCCCCGCTGTTGAATGGCCCCTCCGTCACCTCCACGCCGCCGCCGGAACTTCCCTTGGGCGTCTGAAGGCAGACCCACGAGACGTAGCCCGTGTAGGTGTTGTATGACGACACGTACAGCCCCACCCGGACGGTGGCGTAGGACGTGATCTGTTCGGCCACGTTCTCGGGTATCTCGAAGTTGTAGACCCCCCAGGCCGTCGTGAGGAAGATGGTCTTCTCGTAGATTTGCGTGGTGCCCGAGTAGAGCCTCACCATCAGCTTGGTGGACGTCCGGTTGCCTTTGGCCCTGACCTTCAGGACGTGGCCGCTCCTGGAGGTCGGCTCCTGCAGGGTGCCCAGGGTTAGCTTGCACTCGGTCCCCAGACCGGCGCACGAGATATAGTCGGAGTCGCTGTACGGCTCCTCGTCCAGCTTCGAGTAGAGCGGGGCCGTGGTCCAGGAGCCTGTGGCGTAGTCCGATGCGGGGTAGGCCTTCTGGGCGAACCCGTTCATGGAGACCGTGATGTCCTCGTCATCGTTGACGTCCTGAAATGGGCCACCGGAGAAGTGGAACTCCTCCAGGAGCCAGTCGATGTGACCGTAGCGGGAAAGCGTCATGATGGGGTAGTCGTTGTGGGTGAGGTACATGACGTCGGCCGACTGAATGTAGCGGATTCGGTCCAGGTCGGCCTCCAGGAAGGGCGTGGCCACCTCCAGGTAGTCCTGGGCCTGCCAATGGGCCGTGTCCTGGCTCGGGTCGATGCCCTCGTAGAACTCCAGGGTCATGATGTCCCACGTACACGACGTGCCGGGGTTGCCCCGGTAGGCGATCCCTCCCAGGGAGGCCTTCAGCCGCCATTCCTGGGCCGAGACAGAAGGCAGGTCCTCCAGGAGGTTCACCGAGCCGTCGGTGATGCTCAGGATGGGCACCGTCATGAGGGTCACCCAGGAGCCGCCGGACTTGTACTGGACCTCCACGGCCTCGACCTTGTTGACGTTGGACACCCCGTGGTAGATGCGGAACTTGCCCACCGACTTCGACGAGCCCAGGTTCACGCCGATGTAGGTTTCCGTGGTGTAGACGTTCTGCCCCGTGGTGTTGGAGGACCACCAGGTGGAACCGCTCCCGTCGATGGCCTTGTCCGGGGTGTAGGCCCCCGTGGACCCCGAGGCGAAGGCCGACGAGGGGGTCAGGATCGAGCCGATGCCGGTAACGGGGCCCGAGATACACTTGTAGACCTGCCCCCGCCACCGGACGTAGTCGCCCAGGGCGTAGATGGTGGTGGCACTCCAATCCGAGACGAGGGGGTCGTCTGAGCCCACGACCACCTGGCCGTCGGCGGTGTAGAAGCGGATGTACTGGTCGCCCACCTCCATGGCGTAGCACTCCGTGGCATCCACGGAGAAGACGAAGGGAATGAGGCGGGAACGCTTCGACGAGTCCTTGGTCTCGCCGTAGAACTCGAACCCCGGCCGGTTGACGGCGCCGCCATGGGGCCGGGTGATGAAGTTCTTGCAGACCTCCAAGCCGATGTCTCGCTTGTCCAGGTCCACCCTGGAGCGAACCGGGGGCGAGAGTTCACCGGCGGCAAATGAGGGCTGGATCGGGTGGACGGGTCCGATCATTAACGCCTCGCCTCCGCATACCGGCTGGATTTCGGCAGGGTGATGGACCTCTCCCTGGCGGCCATGGTGGTGGCGTTGGCCAGCCGGTTCATGTAAATCTTCTCCAGGGCGCCCTGGAGTTCAGGATCGGTCGAGAGCGGGATGGCCAGTTCTGACGCCAGAAACCAGGCGAAGGTGTCAGAGAAGAGCGTTGGGAAGACCGACTCGTCCGTCACGGCCACGATGTATTCGCAATAGGCAGGGCTGATCCCCGCCAGGATTCGCCTACCCGAGGCGCTGGCGGTAGCCTGGACCTTGAAGTCCTCGGACAGGCCCTCCTTCGTGTTCTCGTTGAAGACCCTCAGGACCCTGAGGGCGGAAGCCGGGTGGACGTAGGCGTAGGCCCACAGGGGATAGGATTCCGGGGCGTCCAGCAGTTCCACCGTCGTGGTGGCGAAGGGCCAGGGGAAGGATGCCAGGAGAACATCCCTGGCCACGGGGTAGGTCGAGAGGATGGCCAGGGTGACGGGGTCCGAACCCGAGAGGTTTGCAAGCTGTTTCCTGTCGCCAAGCCGACTCAGGGCCAGGTTGACGATCTCAAGCTGGGTCATGGCCTAACCTCCTTGAGGGGTGACTTGCGGGGGTAGCTTGAGGGGTAAACGAAAAGGGGGTGGCCTTTCGACCACCCCCAGGGGCTACTTCTTCGCCTTCGCCTTCACGGGCGCAGGGCGCACCGGCTCCGGGGGCTCCACCGGTGCGTCCGGGGGTTCCACCGCCAGGGGCTTCGGGTCGAAGAGGGAGAACCACTTCGGCACCCGCTCCCCGTCGGTGAACTCCACGATGGAGCCGGTTTCCCAGAACCTGCCCGAGAAGTCGGTGCATGTCCGGGTGCAGACGTACCTCACGACGGCCAGCCCCTAGTAGGCGACGGGAATGACGTTCGTCTGGGAGTCCTTCACGAGGGCGACGTGGAACTTACCGGCCGTCAGGGCAGCGGTGCCGATGGTGAAGGTCCCCTTGATGTAGCGGTAGAGGTCCTTCGGCAGCCGGAGGGCCATCATGACCGTTCCGGCCGTGAGGCTCGCCTTGGCGATGGCCGCCGTGGCGGCGATGGTGGTCCAGGAACTGTTGTCCAGGGAGTGCTTCAGGGTGAACTGCACCGTGGCCGCACCGTCGGAGGTGACGGACTCGGTCACCAGGACCATGGCGATGAGTTCGTCGTTGGCTCCGCCCCTCTTCACGAGGTCGATGACGTTCTCCGTGTCGGTGTCGCCGGTGGCCGTGGGGGCCTGGCTGTTGGCTAGGAGAAGCTGTTTGTCAATCCACACGTTGGTGTCCTCCTTTCGGGTTATGGAAAAGGGGCCGCCACTAGGACGGCCCCGCTTCGGGCGTCAGCGCCCCAGCACTAGGAGAAGCTGATGGCGGCTTCGGTGGAGAGGATGGCGTCGCAACGCCTGATCGGGATTTCGTCGAAGGCCAGGACACGCTTCCCGGCCACGGAATCCCAGGTGAGGTTCACGTTGCTCTTGGCGATGATCTGCTTCCGCAGGGCCGTGCGGACGGTGCGGTTGCAGTACCAGGCGGCCTTCCCCATCCTGAGGGAGGGGATGCGCTCCGACGCCTCGATCATGAGGTTCACCAGGTCGGCCGCCCCCGAACCGGAGATGAGGTTCGAGACGTCGATGTTGCAGATGCGGACGACGTAGCGCCAGTCGGCCACCACGAGCACC